CCGGTGATACCAGCCAGTTTACAACTGGTATCGGCCTGCTTTTTCCCCACAACATGAATGACCGTTGTTGTACCGCTTTAACTGAACCGCGTGCGCATAGCCGCATTCACCGCATTGCAAAGCCTGTTGGTTCTTAGCCTTATGGCGGCCAACCGAACGTTTAACCTATCGCACCGTTGTGTCGATAAGTAGAGAATACAACATAAAGTAGATTGGTCAACACCTAAAGTAGAAATAATTATCTACTTTATGTTGCATTTGAGGGCGTGAGGAACAAAAAAAGCCCAGCTGGGCTGGGCTTTTTTTGTGGTAAGAGTCAGCTATTTTTTGTCTGGGTCTGCGTACTCGCTATAAAACTCTAGGAGCTTCTTATAGCGGATCTCAAAGGCTAGGAGCATGTTGTTAGCTTCTGCATCGGGGAATTTTCTAAAGACGCGAAGCAAGCGTTTTTCCTCATCGCTTAAGTTGGCGAACTCGGATTCATCGTTCTTATCAGAATGGGAAACGAGACCGGTCTCCGGAACAGCATCGGATTCAATACCAGCCTCAGTTGCCCCGTAGTCCAGCCATGCAGGTGGCACATTTAGCCATTCCGCAATTCTAATCAGCTTTTCATCACGAGGCTTGGCCGTGCCGAGCGTATACCGCCTAGCCATTTCGTAGGTTACTTGTCCCGCCAGACTTAACTGTTTAACAGACAAGTTTTTTTTACTCATCTCTACGTTAAGTCGATCTGCGAAGTCTTGATGCTTATTCGTTTTTTCTACCATAGGTAGAAGATTACGGCAGAGCGTCTTTTTAGTCATTTCTATTTTAAGTAGTTGCGTTTTCTACTTTGTGTAGTATTCTCTACTTACCAACCCATAGGAGGTAAGAATGCTTACACCATACAAAAACATTACGGAGAAAGCTGTTAAAGCGATTGGCAACGTGTCCTACGTTGCCCGTATGTTCAACTTTAAGTCGAGCCAATCAGTAGCAAATTGGATTAACCGTAATTGCGTCCCCAGCGATCGTGTTATCCCGCTCTGCCGTATGGGGGGCTGGGTAGTGACTCCCCATGAACTTCGTCCAGATCTACATCCCACACCAATTAGTGGGCTTACAGAAGAAATTATCACTAAGCGCCAGAAGGAGTCTGATTGATGGAAATCAAACACGAACATGTAGAAATGGCCTTGCTGACCTGGGCGGCTGAAGTCGGTCAGGCATATGCAGCGAATGCGATTGCGGAAGAGTATGTACGCCGAGGAGGAAACCAGCTGCGCCTGGTGCCAGGGAAAACATGGGCGAATCAGCAGAATATTTTTCACCGCTGGTTGAAAGGCGAGACGGAGCAGCAGCGTGAAAAAATTCGGGTCCTTCTCCCGGCGATTTTGCGTGTTCTCCCGCGTGAAATCCGCCACCGACTGAGCATCTACGACACCATTGAACGTCGTGCGCTGCTTGCTGCTCAACACGCTATCGGAACGGCGATTGACGCTCATGACGATGCTATCGAAGCCGTATACAGCAAAGCGTATCAACCCGGTGCTGTTGAAGTAACGAAATACCACTGATTCCGGAGGTGACTATGTGTAACCAGTCTGCTGCTGAATTGATTGCTCGTCTGAAGCGAGCTTATCCGGCGTATGTACCTTCCGAAGGGGATAACGCCTGCAATGGTATCCCTGAAGCCGGTTCGCGTTTCCAGCACAGGCACAAGGGACACATGGTGACGGTAATCACTGCGACTAAGACAGATGTTTCCTACCGCAAAGCCTGCGGGAGTGTGGGCTGGGTGGGGTTAAGAGAGTTTTTACGGTTACACAATGAGGTTTCGGTATGAGCAAGGTTTTCGAAATTGTTCAGGCCCTTTCGGGGCAGGGGAATTGCGTCACGATCCCCGGACCGTATCTGGATTTATTTGCCGGTGACCGGCAGCAGCATTTGCTGGCGGCCATCCTGAATCAGCTGGTGTTCTGGTCGGGCAAGTCAAGCCTGGACGATGGTTGGTTTTACAAAGAGCACGCAGCACTGGCGAAAGAGATTCGCGCTAAAGATGGCGACGTGGTCCGGAAGGCTATGTTCAAGATTACAGAGGGGTACCTGTCGGGGGTAATTGAGGAAGAACTCAGGCAGGTAAACGGCACACCGAAGAAGCATTATCGGGTCGATCAGGATGAGCTAATTGCCAGAATATTCCCTCAAGGGGCTAATTCCACTAAACCATTGAAAGTAGTGGAAACGGCCCAAGAGCCGAATGGATATGGCTTAAGAGCCGAATCGAAGCAAGTAATTGAAACCAATGGAAACGGCTCTCAAGCCGAATGCATTCGTCCCAAGAGCCGAATGGAAACGGCCCAAGAGCCGAATCCTGGAAACGGCTCTCAAGCCGAATCCTATCTCTATACAGATCTTAAAAACAGATCATTACATACAGATCATAAAAACCACGCGGGAGAGATTTCTCCTGTGGATAACTTTGCTGATTCAGTTCCGAAAACTCGCCTCCCGGAGATGGCTCTCCCGGACGCTACTGAAGACAGCAATCTGGCCACCGATGACGATTTCGATCTCGCGATGTGGTTCTGGTCGACCATCGTCGAGATGTACGAACGCGCAGCAGAATTTGATGGCTGCCTGGCAAAACCGAGAGAACCTAATTTTGTTCGCTGGGCCCAGGAGGTTCGCTTGCTACGCCAGGAGCACGGCTGCAACCACGACCACATCCGCACCATGGTTGAGCGTATTCAGCGTGATCACTGGTGGTGCGAGAAAGTTCAGAACATACCAACCCTGCGCCGGAAGTGGCCTGAACTGGTGCTGAGCCTGTGCCCGGCAAACCTGTCAACCGGCGGGGGCTCATTCGGCATGGGCAAACTGGATACCAACATCCCGAAAGGCTTTCGGGGCTAAGGATTTTTTCATGAAAACGACTAAATCGAAAAAAACACAGTATCGCGGTGAAATCCCAATGCTCGAATTTATCGCGGCCAATCCCGATATGACAGCCGCAGAAATTGCCAGCGCATTGAACCGCCGTATGCCGTCAGTATCCGGTCAGATTCGCCAGTTACGGGGGATGCACCGCATCATTCCTGGTGGACTCCGCGATGGCGTGACCGTATGGCGCATTAACGACATGCCATTTGGCTGCGGCAACCGGGAGCGTCTGATGTTTGAGACCCTGCTGAGAGAACACCGAGGGGCTGCGCGATGAAATTACCTGTTTGCCCCAACTGTGGACTTGCTCCGGAGTTTTACTGGCGAGACTACCGGTTTGGTTCCTGCTCAGGAGCACTGAAATGCCCGTATGACCACTATCGCGTTCAGGAAAGCTACTGGGCTGGTAGTCGGAAAAAAGCGAAGCAAAACCTCGAAGAAAAGTGGATAGCGGAAACTGGAGTGAAAAATGGCTAAAAATTCGATCGACGCATACGGCGCCAGCGGCAAAACGAACGTCCTGATGTTCGAGCCGGAAAATCTGCACCTGGTGACTGATAAGGCACACCCGCTTTACGATGAGCGTATCCACCTGCCTATCAGCGAGGCAATGGTGCTGAACATCATGGACCAGGGCGTTCTTGAGCCGATTATCGTCTGGAAAGACCCGGAAACAGGGCTGTCTTGTGTAGTCGATGGTCGCCAGCGTGTGCGCCATACACTGGAAGCTAACAAGCGTCTGTTGAAAGAGGGTAAAGAACCGTTACTGGTTCCAGCAGTCGCTAAACGTGGCTCCGCCATTCGCATGGCGCAGGCGATGGTAAGTGCTAACGAAATCCGCCAGGCAGATACGCCACTGGGCCGAGCAAAGAAAATGGCTGATGCGCTGGAGCGCGGGCACGACGAGGAAGATCTCGCGTTGATGTTCGGCGTCAGTGTCCCCACTGTACGCGCCACGCTATCCCTTCTGGATGCCACTCAGGCAGTCAAAGACGCGGTAGAGTCCGGCACGGTGACCGTTACTCAGGCTCGCCAACTGGCATCGCTTAAACCCGAAGAACAGCGGGAAAAGGTAGCCGAAATCGAAGCGGCGACCGCTGGCACTACCGGACATGAAAAAGCACGTCGTCAGCGTCAGGTTCTCGGCGATAAAAAAACGCGCATTAAAACTCGCAAAGAAATCACAAAAGCCCTCGAAGCTGCCAGCGGCGAATATGCCGAGGCTTTGCGCTGGGTGCTGGGGGAGGCTCTATGAATAACGACGGATTAACACTTAACCAACTGGCAGAGCGTAACGCAGTGCTGGTTTCTGAGGTCGAGAAATTACGTACTGAACGTGAGCAGCTGGCTGCGGAGAATGTGGGGCTGAAGGCAGCATTTAGCCCGGAAGAAATTCCAGCTGAAGCTGTCGACGCGTTCATGGATACCGCCGTCATGGACCACGACTGGAATGATACTTCCGAATGGTCGTGGGTTGAGAACGAAACCGAAGTTATCCGTGCTGTGCTGGGCGCTCTCAAGCCCGAAACCCCCGCCACCGATCGCATCTATGCCGGGATTAAGGCTGATGGGGTGGAGGAAATGGCGTCAACTTACCGCGGTTTTGCCAATAAGGATGGCTGCTCTGTAAACATGAAATGCAGCTACAACCTCACCGCAGAACGAGCCGAAAGCTACGCGGCCTATATTCGCCACCAGATGCGCGAGGGGGCCAAATGAGCAACGCTGAAGATGTAAGCACCTCACTTGAATGCTGCCAAAAGTGCCGTTGTTACTATCATCCCAGCGAACGAAAACAGCATGTTTGTGTGTCGCATGAAGATGAGTTTGACGATCACCCGGCTGATGAAATGAGCCAGTACCAGGACCATTCATATGACAAATGATATCACCGAACTGGCGCAGATGAAGGGGCAGAAAGTCGAAGGGTCTTACTACCTGGCTGAATGCACCGACTGCGGGAAAATGTATCCGAGCAACAAACTGAATGGTGGAGAACCTCTTTTCTGCGGTGATTATGGCGAATGCTACTGCCCGCACTGCAACGCTGATGATGCCGCTATTGGCGATTGTGGCGATACCGCAGCAACAGCGTGGAACTATCAGCAGAACCGCATTGATGCGCTGGTAGAGGCGCTGGAGAAGGCGCAGCAGAGCATCGACTCCCAGCGCGAATACTATGAGGGCGTTATTGCAGATGGTGGTAAGCGCATCGCCGAGCTGGAGTCCCGCACCGTGAAGCTGCCAGACTTACGGCAGATTGTATCTGGGGACAGATATGTCTGGTCTGATGGTGTTTATAACTACAGCCAGGACGTAAAGGTAGCGCTGGCCGCCGCTGGCATCAAGGTGGAGGATGAGTGATGTTCAAAATCGAAAGTTCCGAACAACGCCTCAAGCGGGTTCTCACAGAAAACGCCGGTAAATTCACCATCGACGAAGACGGCGGCATTCACACCAATTGGCAGCATCCAGAAGTGCAGGCAACTATACGTAAGCACTTTGCTGAACTCAGCAAAATTAAGGTGGACCGGAAATGGCCAGCAAATTAACCAGAGACATCATCCAGAGTGAAATTGCCGACTTCTTCGCTGGGGTCGCGGAAATTCACACAGAGTTAGGCGGCCCGAACACCGTAGAAGAGGCACAGAACCAGCTAACAGAGCGCGTTCTTGCCTGCCTGCCCGAGGTGGACAGCAAGCCGGTGGCGTGGGTGATGCTCGAAGACCTCGCCGACAAAGATATAGTCAGCACTCCAGCATATCCAGACATCAATGATGCGATGGAAATGACTCATGGGGAACTGGAGCCGCTCTATCGCCACGCGCAGCAGCCGGTAGTTGATATCGAGCCCACGCAGATGTTTGGTATTGGCTCTATCTTCAAGCCTCAGGTAGTAAGTGAGCAGGAGGCGGATTGTGATGATTGCGCTCACTACAATCCAAAAATCTGTCATGGCGAAGGATACCCGGCAATATCGCAACAATCAGTGCAGCCAGCACCGGCGGTAGTGCCGGATATCGACGAATTACGGCTTGCTTTTGAAGCGGCAGAGCGTGAATCAGGCGATGGTTTCAATCTGCACAAATACGGCATTGGCTACGCAGACGATGAAACGCAGGGGCGATGGGATACGTGGTTAGCCTGCCGCGCCGCCATGCTCAACGGAGGTAAGTCATGAAAACTAACGAACCAATCCCGACATTGGCGCTGGATGACCTACTGCATATGGCAGCTTCAGCGATAGAAGACCTGTTGGAGCATACCGACCCTAATACTAGTTACTATTCTGGTGCGTGGGCGGATGTTCCTGGTAAGTTGCGTGCTGCCGCCATGCTCCAGTCTGGCAACTCTCCGGTAGTGCCAGACGAGCGAGCTGCTTTCAACGCATGGAATAATGACGTTGATTGCCCGCTGGCTGGTCGTGACGCAAAGAGCGCTGCATGGTTGGCTTGGCAATCCCGCGCCGCTATGCTCGCCGCCGCCCCGCAGGAGGTACCAGATGGACAAAGATAGCGACAACGTTATCACTCTGGTTCAGCCAAAGCGCGACGAAGAGAAGCTGCTGAACATCACCGTAACCGACAGAAAGGACTACAGGGAACAGCACTGCAAGCATAAAGCCGTTGAAGTCGATGAGAAGGGGCGGATCATTCTGTGCCTGCAATGCGGCTGTGCTGTTGACCCATTCCAGTACGTTCTTCAGTGTGCGACTGATGGCGAAGCTGTGGTGAGTGAGATTCAGCAACTTCATAACCGTCGTGATGAGTTGCGCGAGGTCGTCGCCAACCTCGAACGCGAAGAGAAAAACGCAAAGGCCCGCTTGCGCTCAGCCAGGACCGCAATTCTCTTTGCAGAGAACGACCTGAAAAACACAGAGCAAGGGATAAAACAATAAAAACGCAAACAAGATATTTGTTATCAACAAATCACAGGTTTGTATTTATGCGAATGATAACGCGAAAGAAACCCGCCTTCACTGAACTGTATCAGACCGGCGTACTGACTCGCATAGCTGCCGTAAAAAGTCCTGATGGCGGCGGCTGGCGATTATTCGGCTTGTGGCGGGGGAAGGAAATAGCAGTGTTTGTGGAGGCTGCTCGCGGAGGCATCCGCGAGTGGTCAGGTCTGGACTACCTCGCTAACTTCTGCGCGAGTTGCGGCATTAGCCTGTGGGAAGTTCACAACAAGGTAGCCGAAAAATCCCCTCAATGAGACCCCGCTTCGGCGGGTTTGTTTAATCATAAGAGAATCTTGAACATTTCTATTCCTTATGTGAGTAAATAGGGGGTTGCACGCTATACAAAATATGCATCACCCATTCTTATAGTTTTTTATGCTGTATAGTACAGAATTGTAATCCTTAAGCTCTGAAGTTACATGAAGACCTTTAGTTAGGTTAAATAGGGTGTTGCGCACAACACAAAATGTGCATTCTTTGTCGCGGTAGTGTTCTCTGCTACTCAATTTTTCCTGTAATTAATTAAATCCTGAAATTGGCTAAATTCTTTTATCTGAGTGAAATAGGGGGTTGCGCCAGAGAAAAAATGTGAATGACTTTTTTATATTTTTTTTCTTTCATTTAAGCTATTGAATTTATTAATTTTTGTATTTTTGTTTTCATTCGCCCCTTCCCGTGAAAATAGGGTCTTGATGGGCGATTTAAATATGTCATTGTATTCCAGAACGTCGCGAGTTCATTTTTAGTCATCCCTGTACAGGAAAAGCATAAACCAATATTTATGGAATAATCACAAGGTGCTAACTAATGAGTGAGAAAGAGATTATTGAAGCAATTCGCATTCTGGGGCGTTATGTCGTTGATAGTCTGCCAGGGGGGACTTTTGTTCTTACCCCATTAGAGGATGGGGAAATCATAAATACCGAGGAATCTCACAAGCAATGCAAAAGCTTCTTCCGGAAGAAGAAAAGCTGATTTATACTAATCACTCCGGCTGAACACCGAACCTATCGCGCCATCACCGGAGAAAAGTGATGACGCAAAAACGCAGTAATTCCATTCAACGCCGTGCCTCCGTGCGCGGTGTTTTTGCTTGTCTGTCGCACCAGGGCGGTGCGATATGAGCAAATCCAAAACCAAGGCTGAAAAGCTCCATCTGAACCGCGTAGCTGCATTGGGCTGCATAGTATGCCGGAACCTCAATTACGGCGAATCGCCTGCTGAAATCCATCACTGCAGTTCTGGTACTGGCTTGTCTGTACGCGCTGATAACTTCCATGTCATTCCGCTATGCCATGCCCATCACCGTACTGGTGGCTACGGCGTTGCTATTCATGCTGGCCGTAAGTCATGGGAAGAAAAGTTCGGTACAGAGGCTGAGTTATTGAGTCAGGTACTCCAGGAGTTAGGGGAGAGCGTGAATGACTAATTTTTACTGTGAAGCCCTTACGGCGCTGCGTTCAGCACCCCATCACTATTTAAAAGAAGTTGGCGACCAGTGGCGAACTCCGGATCTGCTGTTCTGGGGAATTAACGCGATGTTTGGCCCGCTGATGCTGGACCTGTTCGCAGACGACAGCAATGCAAAATGTCCTGTCTGGTACACCGCGGAAGATAACGCACTGACGCAGGACTGGTCGGAAATGCTTTCCTCAATCGGTGGTGCAGCCTACGGAAACCCTCCTTACAGCCGCTCTCAGTACCACGAAAAGCAAGCCATCACTGGCATGACGCACATCATGAACTATGCAGCTGCGCAACGAGAGAAGGGCGGTCGCTATGTCTTCCTGGTGAAGTCAGCAACAAGCGAAACATGGTGGCCGGAAGATGCGGATCACGTCTGCTTTATTCGTGGGCGAATTGGTTTCGATCTGCCAGAGTGGTTTAAGCCAGCCGACGACAAACAAAGGCCGACCAGTGCGTTTTTCGCTGGCGCCATTGTCGTTTTTGATAAGTCATGGGCTGGCGAGCGGTTTAGTTACATCAATCTAGCGGAACTCGAAGCGAAGGGCCGCGCATTTATGTCACTGGCGCAGTTTGCTGCTGGCCAGAGCAATACCCAAAATGAGGTGAATGTATGATCAACCCTTCTGAAGTTGGTAAGTCAGGTGAAATGATTCGCCTCCGTACGCTGGAAAGCATCTGGATACAGGGAAAGCTGCGCATGTGGGGCCGCTGGTCATACATTGGAGGCGGTAGCGGCGGCAACATGTTTAACCAGTTACTGGCTTCCGGGAAAGTCACTAAAACAGCCATCAACGAAGCATTACGCAGGATGAAGAAGTCTGGCATCTCGAAGCCAGAGCTTGAGGCGTTTTTTCGTGAAATACTCGCGGGGAAAAACAAAAGCGGCCTGGCCTTCTGTACAGACGATGAAGGACTGCTGATTGATAAGGTACTGGGGGCAGTCCTTATTACGGGTGGTTACAAAGAGCTGTATTACCTGCTGGTGGAGCATTACCGGTTACGGAAGAGCAAACGCCGCATAGCGGAAGAGCTTTATGAAAAGCATCCAGACTGGTGCTTTATGACCTGCAGGCGAAGAGTTGATGCATGGATAAGTTTGGCAGAATCGATGCTATACGCACCAATGTGTGACGCATTCGGCACAAATGGCGACAGATTTTACTTGCAAAGTGAGCCAGAAACTGCTTGAATTGTGATAGGCTCGGGACGTTAAAGCGAACTGAGCAGCAAAACAAAACATAAACCCGCCACCTGTGCGGGTTTTTTACATTAAAGAGGCTGCCATCAGGCGGCCTTTTTTGTTTCCCCTCGCACTGAGAGGACTCACAGCAATAAGAGGGGGCTAAATGTCCGATCCTGTTTCTGGCACAACGGTAGCTGCTGGCGGGCTGATGGGGGCCAGTATGTTCGGCCTTGCAACTGGCATTGATTATGGCGTGGTATTTGGCGCGTTCGCCGGCGCAGTATTCTATGTCGCTACGGCGGTAAATATTAGTCGTCTTAAGCTGGTGGCCTACTTCATTACGTCATTCATTTTTGGCGTTATCGGCGCGCCACTTCTTGGTTCTTTCTTCTCAAAATGGACCGGGTATAGCGACAGGCCGCTTGATGCACTCGGCGCCGTAATCGTTGCAGCAATTGCTATTAAGCTGCTGACTTTCGTAAACAGCCAGGATTTGGGTAGCCTGTTTGGAATTCTCTCTCGCTTACGAGGTGGAGGAACCGGCAATGGTAACAAGTGATCCGAGTGCAATGGCAAATGCCATCATCTGCGGGGTGATCGTTATTTCCCTTATGTTCTATCAGCGTGGTGAGTCGAGGCATCGGCCACTGATATCACTGATGGCTTATTTCACTGTGCTGGTGTACGCCAGCATCCCCTTTCGTTATTTATTCGGCCTGTATCATGAATCACACTGGTTTGTGGTGCTGGTGAACGTCCTGATTTGCGCTGTCGTTCTCTGGGCTCGGGGAAATGTCGCGCGGATTATTGACGCCCTGAGGCATTCGCATGACCAGAGACGAAATTTTTAATGCCATCCTTGGCAAAGAGGGCGGTTACGTAAACCACCCTGACGACAAAGGCGGCCCAACAAACTGGGGTATTACGCAAGCGGTGGCTCGCTCTCATGGCTATACAGGAGATATGCGGAATCTTACCCGCCAGCAGGCGCTGGATATCCTGACCGCTGACTACTGGACAGGCCCACGATTTGACCTTGTTTCAGAAGTGTCTCCCGCCATCGCAGCCGAACTTTGCGACACAGGCGTAAACATGGGCCCGTCGGTTCAAACCAAATGGTTTCAGCGGTGGCTGAATGTGTTCAACGTGCAGGGAACGCTCTATCCCGATCTTATTGCAGATGGCTTTATCGGACCCCGAACTATCAGCGCGTTAAAAAGTTATTTATCGCGACGCGGAAAAGAGGGCGAGTTGGTTATGCTCCGCGCCCTGAACTGCAGCCAGGGGCAGCGTTATCTTGAACTGGCAGAACAACGCAGCGCGAACGAGGCGTTTGTTTATGGCTGGGTAAAGGAACGGGTGGTTATATGACGCTGGAGATGATCGTCGGCCTTGCTGCATTGGTTATCTCTGCTATTGCTGGCGCTTTTGGCCTGGGACATATTCGCGGTACCAACAAAGCAGAAGCGAAAGCCGAGCAGCAGCGAACCGAAGATAACGCCGCTGCTACCGTCGCAGCAGCTGAACGGAAAGAGGAAGCCACCAGAGAGGCCAGCAATGTACAGCAGACTGTTAGCCATATGCCTGATGACGATGTTGATCGGGAGCTGCGCGAAAAGTTTACCCGCCCCGGTGGTGGTTGATACGGCCTGCAACTGGGTACGAATTATATACCTGACAGACCACGATATCGATGTGCTGGATAAGCAGACCAAGCGCGATATCTTGGTGCACAATCTATCGATAAGTAAGAACTGCAGCGA